GCTTACACTCAACGCCTCAGACGCGCAGCTTCTCGAAGTTCGTCGCTTTGGAGTCGAAGAAATCGCTCGCCTTTTCCGTGTTCCAATCTCACTGCTTGGACACCCAGTGGCAGGCGCCATGAGCTTTGCATCAGTTGAAGCTCAGAACCTGTCATTCGTTCAACACTCACTGCGCCCACTTTTGGAGCGCCTAGAGCAAGCACTCTCACCGCTGCTGCCAGAGTCTGATGGCTTTATCAAGTTCAACCTTGATGCGCTGCTGCGCGGTACAACACTCGAGCGCTACGACGCTTACACAAAGGGACTCAACGAGGGCTTCTTGTCACTCAACGACGTCCGCGCAGTTGAAGACCTTGCGCCACTTGGCGAGTCTGGCGACCAATACAGAGTTCCGTTGCAGAACATCGACGCAAAGGACGCAAAAGACGTTGGCATGAAGCTGAGGGCTGAAATCGCCACCAACTTGATACAAGTCGGGTTTGAGCCGAAAGCGGTCCTTGAGGCCGTGGGCTTGCCACCGATGGGTCACACTGGAGTTCCAACAGGTCAGTTGCAGCAAGTCTCAACGATTGACCCCGAAAATCCATCATCAGTTTACGAGGTCAACTAATGCCATATTTCATTTCCGACCAGCAAAGCGACTGCTCGGGTTGGGCAGCAGTAAAGCAAGAATCGGACGGCAGCTACACAACGCTCGCCTGTCACGACACGAAACAAGACGCAATCGACCAAATGGTCGCGGTTTCCATCTCTGAAGACATGGAGCCAGGCGGCGAAGTTGGCAAGCGCGAATCCGTCGGGGAAGACAGGAGCAAGATGAAGAAAATCGAGCGTCGCACTTTTACAGTGCGCAACATAGAGACACGCCAAGAGGGCGACGGCACAATGCGCCTTGCGGGCTACGCGGCGGTTTTCAATGACCCCAGCGTACCGCTACCGTTCAGCGAGCGCATCGCACCTGGAGCATTCCGCAAGACTCTTAGTGAGACACCAGACGTGAGACTCCTAATCAACCACGAAGGCTTGCCTCTCGCACGCACAAAAAACGGCACACTTTCGTTGACCGAGGACGAGACAGGTCTTTACATCTCGGCAGAATTGCCAGACACAACAGAGGCCCGCGATTTGTGGACTTTAGTGCAGCGCGGTGACGTTGACCAAATGAGCTTTGCATTTCGCGTCATTCGCCAATCCTGGAACAAAGAGCGCACCGAGCGCACACTAACTGAAGTTTCACTCGCAGACGGCGACGTCAGCGTAGTCACCTACCCCGCTTACCCAACTACAACAGTCGAAGCTCGCGAGCATTTGCAAAATGCGGTTCGCGCAGTCAAAGAAGGCCGCGAAGTTTCGGGCGAGTCACTTTTGGTTTTGCAGAGTGTCTTTGACGATTTGACAGAGGGGCACGACTACGTAATGAAAGCAGTCGAAGTCATGGCAACTCTAATGGACTTGCAAGACGTACCAGCTGAAGACATGCCGATGGAAGACATGCCAGCAGAGGAGACACCAGCAGAGGACATGCCTGTTGCTGGTCGTTCAATCTCACTTCGCCTTGCAAAGGCGATTATCAACAACACAAAATAGCATTCTGCTGGCAAATGGCCCGCAGATACCGAAGTCGGAGCGAGACTCACACCCCAAAAGCGCCGTGAGCAAAATCGCCACCACCTCGAATCCAAACTCATAAGGAGCAGAATACAATGTCATACCTTGACAAAGTAATCGAGCGCCGTGACGCAGTAAAGGCAGAAATGGATGCAGTTCTTGAAGCAGTAGCTGAAGAGAACCGCACCGACCTTACTGCAGAGGAAACCGAGAAGGTTGACGCTCTTGTAGAAGAGTCACGTTCACTCGATACAAAAATCGAAAAGCTAAAGACACAGGCTGACGCAGACGCTAAGGCTGCAGAAGTTCGTTCAGCAGTTGCGCCAGTTGCGACTCCAGCAGGCGGCGCTCGCGTCATCTCTGAAGCTCGCACGTACGCACCAGAAGCAGAAGCTTCATTCGTGAAGGACGCATACAACGCGCAATTCAAGAATGACTATGCAGCATCTGAGCGTCTCGCACGCCACATGCGTGAAGAATCAATCGAAAACCGCGCAGTTGCGACTGGTAACTTCGATGGTCTCGTAGTACCACAGTACCTTACAGACCTAGCTGCACCGTATGCTCGCGCTGGCCGCCCATTCTTGGACGCTGCTACAAACAAGCATGCACTCCCTGCCTCAGGTATGACGCTGAACATCAGCAGAATGACCACTGGCACAACAACTGCAATCCAGGCAACAGAAAACGCAGCAGTCTCAAACACAGACGCTGACGACACACTACTCACTATCAACGTGCGCACAGTGGCTGGACAACAGGACATCTCACGCCAGGCAATCGAACGTGGAACAGGAATTGATTCGTTCATTCTTGCAGACCTCATTCGCTCATGGCACACAACACTTGACAACCAGTGCCTCAACGGTGCTGGAACTTCAGGAACCGTTCTTGGTCTTGATGCTTCAGGTGGAAACGCAATCACTTACACATCTGCATCACCAACAGTCCAGCTTCTTTACCCAAAGCTAGCTGACGCTGTACAACAGATTCAGACAACAGCATTCCAGCAACCAACACACTGGATTATGCACCCACGTCGCCTTGCTTACCTCTTGGCTGCAGTTGATTCATCTAACCGTCCACTCGTTGTACCAACAGCAGGCGGCCCAATGAACACAATCGCATCTGGTGCAGGAGCCGTATCATACGGTAACTCAGGTTACTCATTGATGGGTCTTCCAATCATCACAGACGCAAACGTCGTTACAAACGCAGGTGCTGGCACAAACCAGGACAAGATTTATTGCGTTGCTGCACCTGAAATGCACCTTTGGGAGCAACCAGGTTCACCATTCGCGCTCAACTTTGACGCGACTAGTGCTGGCAGCTTGACAATCAAGTCTGTTGTTTATGGCTACGCAGCCTTCTCAGCAGGACGTTACCCAGCAGCTGCCTCTATCATCTCAGGCACTGGCTTAGTAGCACCGTCCTTCTAATCGAAGGACTTTAGTACAAGCGCAGGGCAGGCGAGACTCCCCCGACTCGTCTGCCCTGCGCCCACAACACCCAGGAAAGAGGACACAGCGTGGCCCTAACAAACTGCTATTGCACACTGTCTGACTTGAAAACAAGCCTCGCAATCGAGGACATTCAAGACGACACAGCGCTCGAGGCCGCTATCCTCACAGCCAGCCGCATGGTCGATGACTACACAGGCAGGTTCTTTTACAGAGACGGCACAACTGGCGCACCTGTGACCCGCTATTACACACCGAACGACTGGTGGATTTGCAATACAGACGACTTCATCTCGCTCAACGAGATTGCGACAGACGAGAACTTCGACCAAAGCTACACCACCGTGTGGGCAGCGACTGATTACATGGTTGAACCCGTCAACAACCCACGCCGAGGCTGGCCGTACACTCGCCTTCTTGCCATCGGCTCTTACCTTTTCCCACGCCTCTACCCACAGACAGTCCGCATCAAGGCAGTCTGGGGCTGGAGTTCAATACCAAATGAAATCCAAATGGCTACCAAGCTTCAGGCTTCCCGCCTGTTTATTCGCCGTCAATCACCTTTCGGCATCGCGGGCACACCAGACCTTGGCACAGTTCGCCTTTCTTCCCGCCTTGACCCAGACGTCGAGGCATTGATTCGTCCATTCCGCAAGCTGAACGGTCTCGTCGCGTGATAATCTCCGACATTCGTGAGGGCATCAAGCAGAACCTTTCTTCCATTGAGGGGTTGCGCTGTTACGACCTCGTTCCAGATGTAATCGTCCCACCGTGTGTGGTTGTTGGCCAGCTCGATTTCACATTCGACTTGAACAACGCCCGCGGTCTAGACCAGGCCAATCTTGATGTGTTTGTCATCGTCCAACGCTTTTCGGAGCGCACAGGACAGGACAAGCTAGACACGTATCTAGCTGGTTCAGGTGACAACTCAATCAAGGCGGCTATTGAATCGGACCGCACTCTTGGTGGTGCTTGCAACACGTTGCGAGTCACTTCTGCAGAGTCTGGCACCTATCAAATGGGCGACATCGACTATCTTTCTTATCGCTACCGACTAACCGTATGGGGTCAAGGAGACTAACATGCAATATACAATCACCTCGGACACCCTTGCGGTGGCCAACAAGAAAAAAGGCGACCAGGTCGCTGAAAAAGAATTGCTAGAAGCTGGACTCAATATCGCTGCGCTTGTCAGCGGTGGGCACCTATCAAGCAATAGCCCCGTCAAAACACAAGCAGAAGGAGCCGAATAATGGCCCGTTTAGTCCTAACCAACGCGTACGTAACAATCAACTCGGTCAATCTATCAGACCACGTCTCTAGCGTCACACTCACAACAAGTGACGACATCGTTGAAACAACAGCCTTCGGCTCGACAGCACGCACACGCGTTGCTGGCCTTGCTGACAACTCAGTAGCACTCGAGTTCCAACAGGACTACGCAGCAAGCTCAGTTGAAGCAACAATCAACGCAACTGGTTCTTCTCTTGTTGGCACAACGACAACAATCGTCGTGAAGCCCAACGGTGCAACCACAGCAGCTGACAACCCTGCTTACACATTCACAGCGCTTGTTTCCGAGTGGACTCCCCTCAGTGGAGCCGTCGGCGAATTAGCAACTGCGAGCGTTACATGGCCAATCTCAGGTGCTATCACAAAGGCGGTTTCATAAGTGGCCCGTATCGTCCTGACTAACGTTGCAGTCACGTATGGTGCAACCGACATCTCGAGCTACGTCACTTCTGTCACTTTGAACACGACCTATGACGTGGTCGAGACAACGGCATTTGGCAATACCGCACGCACCCGCGTTGCTGGTCTTGCTGACAACAGCGTGTCCTTTGAGTTCAACCAGGACTACGCAGCAAGCGCACTCGAGTCTGTAATCAACGGAACTTCAACGACAGTCGGCACAGCGGTTTCAATCACCGTTCGCCCTGTTGCTGGCAGCTCTCCTGCTTACAGTTTCAGCGCACTGATTTCCGAATGGACTCCGCTCAACGGAGCAGTCGGAGAGTTAGCAACCGCATCGGTCACTTGGCCGATTAGCGGCGTCATCACTAAATCCTAAACCAACAAGGGGGAACAATGGACGGCTTATCAATCAAAGTCAAAACCACAGACGGCGTCGAGGCTTCATACAAACTGACACCTCGCGTCATCGTCGGATTCGAGCAGCAATACGGCAAAGGAATGCCGAAGCTACTTGGTGAAGAGCAAAAAATCGAGCACGTCTATTGGCTTGCGTGGAAGTCCATGCAGACCAGCGGAGTCATCGTAAAGCCGTGGGGCCCAGATTTCTTGGATACCATCATCAGTGCGGAGCTTGATTCTGACGATTCTTTCGGGTCCACCGAGACAGCCTAACCTACACTGTAGCGGCTATCTCGGTGGAAACAGGCATTTCACCAGTTGATTTGCTTGATGCCCCCGAGGGGGTGCTTGAAGCAATCACTGCCTACCTAAAAGAACGGGCGAAAAAGAACAATGGCTGACGAAGCAATCATTCTCACTGGGGTCCACGAAACACTCATGGC